AAATCTTAAGACTTTGAGTTTCCCATAGAGGAGGGACAACTTCAGGTATAACACGAGCACCATTGCGTAAAATAACACAAAGAAGCTCAAATAAACGAACTACATACAAGTTATGCATAAAAAAGGCAGAAAAAACATCGCGATAAAAAGCACAATGATAAAATAAAGGTATATGAAGAACCCATATTAAGGAAAAAATTCCAGAACAGGATCCAAGAACAACAAAAATTTCAGTATAAGCCATAATAACTTGAAATTCAACAAACATGTTCTGAAATAATAAAACAGAAAAACAATCTAAATTCTTACATATATAATAAGATGCACGAAAAGCCGAAAAGGCTATACAAAGAACATAACAATCTAAACACGTAACAGCATACAAATTATAATAATAATCAATAGGAAAAGGTCGTAAAAACAAAAAAGTATTAGCAAGGATCGCAAAAAGCGGGGTCCATGCATAATAAAAGTTAATATATTGAATAAACAAAAGTTTAAGAAACTTGGGGGTAGCTTGAAGACTTAGCAAAAGTCGTCCGAAGACGCCAGTTAGGTACTGGGAAACCATAGGGGTTTGATTCATGGTGAATTGGGTATCGGTAAAACATGTTTCACTTGGGTTTCTGAATTGATATATTTATCTTATAAAACAAGGAAGAAAAAACCATTTAGAGGTTCTGTTAATTTTAAAAGATGAAACAGGGTGCAATCAGATACCTTGGTGAACTCAGAGGAGAAAAACCGAGGGGAAATAAGATCCGAATGGCGTATTAATTAGACGCGAAAACGAAAATGCAGAAAAATATCTACATTAAGATGTACATAGGGGTACACTAGCCTAAAGTAAGTACGGGCTCAAACCGAACACAAGTAAATTGTGTACATCAAATATACGAGGATAAATGGGCCAAGGGGGGCCTAAAGTTTATAATTAAGAAAACTTATGGAAAAATAACTAATTTAAAGTATAGAAAAAGTAAACTAAAAATGACGTAATAAAACGTCGGGGGGCGGAGCACGAAGCTCCAAGACTGTAGCGACAGTAAACGCAAAAACAAAACTACATAGAATAGCACAGATGATAGTCTGGACTATAAATGCAGCGTTGCTAGGCAAAAGCCT